TCAAAAAGAGCATTTACAATCTATCCTAACTACTCTTCAGTCTCAGGCGGAAGAGCGTATGGGCATCCAATTAGCTGCAGAGCAGAATGGTAGGGACATACTAAATGCCTCTACTGCTGCAGGTGAGGAAGCAAAACAGATCGCTAATGACGCAAAAACTCAGTTCGAGTTAGCCCTAGCTAAGTACGACCTTTCTCTAGAGCAGGCAAAAGTTTTTGGTTCTGATATTGTAAAAGTAAAAGGCATTCTAGGGGACCAGATTATTGAAGCCGAAGAAACCAAGGACTTAAATTCAGCTCAAAAAGAGCATTTACAATCTATCCTAACTACTCTTCAGTCTCAGGCGGAAGAGCGTATGGGCCTCCAATTAGCTGCAGAGCAGAATGGTAGGAGCGATGAAGACGCCCAAAGGTATGTAGACGCTAACGCATCTAATGGAACAGCGTTTTTAGCTTCTCAACAGAGTGCTAGAGAGGCTGATAATAGAGAGAAAGAACGTATTTGGCATATGAATAACTCAGAGTGGGGCAAGATTACAGCTGCATTTGGTATTGAGATGTCTGAGATTCACACTCTAGCCGCAGGTAGTATGAAGATGGCATTGGGGGAAGCTCTTAGAACGGGTAAGTTTGAGTGGAAGACTATGCTAGGATCCTTTGCTATGAGTATTGGTAACAAACTCATTTCTGCAGGTACAGACGCAGTTGTAGAGTATGGGCTAGACGCTGCTGCTGATTTTCTCTTTGCAAACGGAGGTGTAGCAGAGGGAGGGTTTAGAGCATTCGCAAATGGCGGTAGGGTAACCAAGCCTACCTTAGGTCTAGTTGGTGAAGGTAAGTATAATGAGGCGGTAGTTCCTTTACCAGACGGTAAATCTATTCCTGTTATTCAAAATACTCCTTTAAACGGTGCAGGAAATACCGTTAACAATGTTATTGTTACTGTGAATATGGAGCAAGGGACTGCCAGGAAAGAGGGCAGCTCTGGCAGCGGAGGAGGTAGCGGGTTTGACTTAGAAAAACTAGGGGAACAGGTTGCTTCCCAGGTACAGCAAGTACTTCAGGATGAGAAGCGTCCTGGGGGCTTATTATCGGAGATTTAACTTATGGCATATGATTACGACGTAGAGGTAGGATTTAATCCCGATAAGGCGTTAAAGCAAGATATAAAGCCTCGTATTTTGAAAGCCCAATTTGGGGATGGGTATATGCAAAGAGCTCGTGACGGTATTAATACTTTAAAGGAGACTTGGTCCTTAACCTGGACAAACAGAGGTATAACAGAGGGGCAGAAGCTTCTAGCTTTCTTAGAGCATACCGAGGGGTTACATAAGTTTACTTGGACTCCTCCATATGTGTCTAGCCCCATAAAGGTGATAGTGGACAGTTGGGGGGTTTCATACCCCCAAATGGACGTATTAACTATACAAGCTAAATTTACCCGAGTTCACGATTTATAAGGAGTTTAAGTGTCTAAGTCTTCAGTACAACTAACCGAAAGAGCTACAATATCCTCTATAGCGGCTTCTTTAGAAGCGGACGCTATTATAGAGTTATACGAGCTAGATTTATCTTCTGTACCTACTTTAGGTGTTCCAGACACTCTTAGGTTCCACGCAGGTGTAACGGATCAGGATTCAGAAATTTCTTGGCAGGGTAACGTTTATAACGCTTTTCCTATTGAAGCTAAAGGTTTTGAGATGACGGGCAAGGGGCAAATACCTCGACCTAGTCTACAGGTAGCAAACATAACTACTACTTCTAATGGGCAAGGGTGGGGGAGTATATCTGCCCTAACTAGGGACTTTGACGACTTAGTAGGCGTAAAAGTAGTTCGAAAAAGGACTTTTGGACGCTTCCTAGACAACTACTGTAGTATTAATGAGCATACTCACTCTGGTAGATGTTCAGAAGATTCTTGGAATGATAGTCACACCGATTGTTGCGTTCAAGGCGGAGGTGCTTGGGATGCAGACGAAGCTACCTGTATAGGTAGTGAGTATACTTGGGTAGGGTACTCTTGTCATACTTGTGCTATACCCCATTGCTCTGACTTTGCGTACACAACGGAATCTGCGTGCGAGGAGGCAGAGAAGTTTTGGTACACTGAAGGTGTGTGGCACGTTAATAATAAAAGCAACTGGGTTGCTCTTAATACTGCTGAATGGGGTCTTGAGGGGGGCCAAAATCATTCCCATTCTATAACAGTACCTCCTGAAACTTTATGTTCTTTAGGGGAGGGGTCTAAGGAGTCTATAACTTCTTGTACTAATAAGTATGTACTACCAGACATTCGAGTTTACTCTGTAGGAAGTAATGGCGAGATACTAGAGTATTACATAGAAGATGGAGGCTCTGGCTGGCCTGATGTGGTGGAGAATTTAGAGGTTGTTGCTTCTAGACTACCAGATTTAGGGGTTGGGGCAGAGGAAGGCATCTACTCTTCGCATACTCATGTAATAGACCCTCCTATCGAGGATCTGAATAAGCTTATTTCAGGAGACCTATTGGAGGTAGAAGCTAGAACTGAGTACGTTTTTGAGCACGCTCATCAAGTATTAGTTACTTATGACCCTGTAAATACCAGGTTTGTATTAGAGTTTATAGATAATTGGCTCACGGTTGCTAACCATACTACCCCCCACTCTTTAGAGTATAATGTTGTTACTTCTGCTTCTTTTTCCAACCCTCTATTTAGTGGGGGTGCACTGACTAGCTTTACCCTAGCTTCTGGAGGTATGGGGTACTCCGTCGATGACGTAATTGCCTTAAAGGATATACCGAGTTGGGTGGCCCATAGTCACGATGTGCAGCTGGAGTATAAATACCAGGGTAACGATATTAAGGAGTTAGTTAAGGGTACAGACAGTTCCTTTAAAGGAGACGTAGTCTCTTGGTTTCCTACAGTAGGGGCTGAGATAACCAGTAACTATAACGGGGAGGGAATTCTACGGATCGAATCTAACGGTATAGGGGACGGCGCTTATATGGACTTAAGCACCTTTAAAGATTCTGAGTACTTAGTAAGTTTTCAGTTTAACATTGTAGAGGGATCTGATTGTTCTGTAAAGGTAGAGTACTTAGATGCTGACTTACTTTGGGTGGAGGAGTGGTCTGAGCCCTTAGAGGGTACTGGGTGGCAGACTTTTGAAAAAGTATTCTACACATCTGCGGAGATGTATACGGCTACAAGAGTTTCTGTATTTGCAGCAGGGCCCCTTGGAGGAGAGCTTGATGAGATACTAATATCTACCTTCAATGTATCACAGACCTGGGTCAGAGGGGATATAGTTGCTAGGTCTATTACTTTTAATGATTATGACCAACACGGTTTAGAGTATATACATAATTTAATAATAAATACCTCAGACCCTACTGCATTTATGGAAGACGATATCTACTTTATAGACCGAAAGGCTGTGGAGAGTAATATTTTAATCGAGTTTGAACTTGCACCCGCTTGGGATGTGGAAGGGGTTAGACTCCCCTCTCGGGAGATTATTCAGAATACATGCTTATGGAGGTACAGAGGAGGGGAGTGTGGGTACACAGGGGATAATTACTTTGACTACAACGACCAATTAACTGTAGAGAGTCGGGATACCTGTGGTAAAAGATTAAATAGTTGTGAGCTTAGGTTTGGGTCTTCTGCTACCTTACCTTATGGAGGGTTCCCTGGAGCAGGCCTAGGAAGGTAAATTATATGATAGACTTAAGTACTGAGACACAGTTAAAGATTAAGCAGCATGCGAATAGCGTGTTCCCACAGGAGTGTTGTGGAGTCGTTCTGGACGGAGGGGAGTATATACCCTGCCGCAATATTGCTTTAGGCATGGAAGAGGATGACTTCGTGTTAGACCCAGAAGACTTTGCAGCGGCTGAGGATAAAGGGGACATTACTGCTATTATACATAGTCACCCGAATGGGGACCATAAGGCTAGTGAAGCGGACCAAGTCTCCTGCGAAAAGTCTGGTAAGCCTTGGTACATCTTATCCTGGCCAGCAGGAAACTTTGGTAGGATAGAGCCAAAAGGCTATGTGGCTCCTTTAGAGGGTAGACAATTCGCCTATGGGGTTTTAGACTGTTTATCTTTAGTCATAGATTACTACAAAAAACACCTTGAGGTAGACATAAAGTACTTTCAAACTGAGTTCGACTGGTGGAGTAAGGGGGAGAACTATTACCAAGAGAAGTGGGATAGTTGGACTGAGGGGGTCTTTACAGAGATAAAAGACCACTCGAAGTTGAAGAAACATGATATACTACTTATGCAGGTTGCTTCAAACGTTCCTAATCACGCTGGAGTTTACTTAGGAAATAACATGGTACTACACCATTTAATGGGTCGGTTATCCACTAAGGATGTATTTAGTGGGTACTTTCAAAAACACACTATTCATGTACTAAGGCATAAATCACAATGTTAAGAAAAGTTACACTATATGGGGACTTAGGAGCTAAGTTCGGGAAGCACTGGATGTTGGATGTTAAAACCCCTGGTGAGGCGGTAAGAGCAATTGAGGCTAATATACCGGGGTTTTATGACTATTTATCTGAAGTAGGTAGATGCTTCCACATTATTAAAGGCACTAAATATGACAGCGAGGAGCTAGACCTAGGAGGTATTAGTAGCCCTATAGGGAACTCCGAGCTGAAGATTATCCCTGTTGTGTATGGGGCTAAGAGCGGTTTTATGAAGTTTGTTGTGGGCGCCTTAATGGTGGTGGCGGTCATTTATACTGCCGGACTAGCTGCGGGGGCCGGCGGAATGGGATTTGGGACAACTATGTCTGCAGGTATGACTTCTTTAACAGGAGGAGGTCTACTGTCCGCAGAAGGAATAGCTATAATGGATATAGCCGCGGCGTCTTCCCTGCAAGTAGGTCTTGCAAAAATAGGGATGGGTATAGCTATTTCAGGTATAGCACAAATGCTTGCCCCTAAGCCCAGTCCGCCTTCTAGTAGTTCCCCTGTGGATAACGGGAGTTCTTACAACTTTAATGGCTCTGTTAACACTACTGCGCAAGGCGTGCCCGTACCTGTTTGTTACGGCAGATTGATTGTGGGAAGTGCTGTTATTAGCGCAGGAATAAAATCAGAAGATATAGGCTTCGTAGAGGAGG